GGAAAGGTCTAACCCCATCAAACCCCAATCCCTCACGAGGATGAGGATTCCCCACCGAATGTCAATCCCCTGTGACTACTCCATCTTCATCCATCGTGGACTCCTTTGACCTATGGTGCAACCAGCAACTGACACGCCTAAGAAACCCCGGTCCTCCGAACGTGTGGGTCACAAGCCTGGGTGTGTCTGCACGGCATGCGAACGGAAACAGAAAGCCATCGCTCAGTCAACAAGAGAAGGATGGAAGGATCCTACGATTGTCGCGCCGCAGACATTTCAGTTAGAGAAGCTGGCTACAATGGAATCTATGGGTCTCGGGACATTGGCTGAGAATGCCGATAATCCTGGTGAAGTCTACGATGCAGACTTCCCCGTCCTCTATGCCCTCCCATCTCCTAACAGTGCTCGCTCAAGGATCCTCCAATACATCACCTATCGGGCTGAAGGCTTAGACGGTAAAGCGATTGCGGAGCGCATGGGGATGAAGTATGCAACCCTCCGCACGATGGTCTATAAGGCATCCAAAGAGGGGTGGCTGAAGTTCACCGATCCCACCGAGAGATTCCAGAATCAGATCGTCCCAAAGGTAGTCGATAACATCGAGCATTGGATAGATAAGAAAGACAAGACGATGACCATTGAGGCTGCCAAGGGATCTGGCATCTTCAAGAACTATCAGGCCATCAAGGTAGAAGGACAGGCCCCCATGACGGTCTTGGCACTCAAGATTGAACCAGCTCCGGGAGGGAATGCTAAGGTGCTCACAGGGCATGTGGTTGGGGTGCCGAAGGCGATTGAAGGGGAATTGAAGGAGTAATGGTAAGTATTGAGTGGCTTGCGGGCTTCTTTGATGGTGAGGGTTGTATAAACATAACCCTTGCAGGTAAAACACGACAACCTTCTCTTAGAGTCTATTTAGTCAACACAGATGCAGCCATACTTGCTGAGGTTCAAGCTCAGTATGGGGGGCTATTGACAAAGCCTCGCCAACTGAATCCTAAGTGGAAGCCTTTTAGGTCGATTCAGTGGCGAAACGAAAGTGGTGAAACGCTCTTGCGTTTGCTGATACCTCACTTGAAGATTAAGCAGCGACAGGCACAGCTTGCGCTAGAATTTCGTGAGTACATGAAAACTTCTGGACGTTTAGAGGGCTTCGTAAACTCCTATGGGAGTATTTCCCACCGACGAAAGCCTGAAACCATTGCTAAAGAACTGGAATTCAAGGCAGCTATGCATATTCTAAATAAGAAGGGTGTTTCTATGCTGGAGGTTCAATAATGCCTTGGAACGAAGTTCCTGCAAAATGGAAGGCTGGAAAGCTTCATAGCGGATCCAAGCACGGACCAGTTATCAAAGATCAAAAGCAGATGGTGGCAGTGATGCTGTCTGAGAAACGCAAGGCTCAAGGTGGGAAAAAGGAATATCAGGCTCTCAAAGGCCTGAAAGATGCGAAGCCAAAGGAGAAGTCATAATGGCCCGTGATGTGAGTCCTGATGAAACCCCTGATACAGCGGCGTGGGTGGAACAGTTTAATGAACCCATGAACCCGTTGAATAAGCCTGCTCCTGTGCGTTCAGGCCCACCGGATGTCAATGGCTGGACGAGAGCGAACTATCCCGATCCGAAGATGACCGGGGCGAAGGAGACCTTAGATGATTGATCTTGATCAGGACAACGATAACGAGATGGCGGAGCGGAATGAAATGGCTCCCGATGGGGAGATTGGATTTATTCCCAGCTCTGCATCGGTGGGTTGTGGACATGAGTCTTCGATGAATCGGATGGCTCCTATCACGAATGGCGAGTTCCCGAATGAGGAAACTGGTGAGGGTAAGGGTCCAGCGTAATCATGAGTGCGCTCAAGAGCGATCTGCGACACGACTTAGCTGGAGAGTCCAAAGCCATTAAGGACTATGGAATCCGAAAGCGTGAAGCAAAGGGAACTGGGGTGGTGTCTGATCTGGGTGAGATCCAGAACGATGAAAAGAGTCATCACAAGATTCTCACCAAAGCAATTAAGGGATTGAAAGCATGTGCGCCTGGTTCAGGACATTGTAAGTAAGTATGGGTAAATGGATCACCCTCCCTGCCGAAACGCTGTATGAACAAGCCGACCAAGCGGCCTTCTTGGAAGCGAGACGTAGGCGGTACTGCGAAACGTGCAAGAAAGATTTCCACACCCCTCCAGACTTCGTCTGTCCCATTTGCCAATCAAAAGGGAAGAGGAGTTACGACCGACTCACCATCATCGCTGGACGACGATGGGGGAAGTCTAGGATTGGATCCATTGCTGGAGTGGAAGAGGCGTGTATTCCCAACACGATAGGGTGGGCAACGGCCCCGACAAATCCAAAACTCCATCGCTATGTCATCCCAGCATTCCAGCAACTAATTCCTCAAGACTGGGTAGCGGATTACAACACCGAGTTCAGTGACCTCCGACTCAAGAATGGTTCACTCATCCACTTCCAGACCCTCGAAGATCCAGACCAAGGCCGTGGCCAGGGATTGGATTGGTTATGGATCGATGAAGTCTGTGAACTCACTGACATGCACTGGCAGGTTATTTCTCCTTCCTTGACAGATCGCAGGGGAGTTGCCTTCTTCACGACATCCCCCAGGTCCTATGATTGGGTCTATGAGAAACTCTACAAACCAGCTGAAGATGGTTTGCCCGGCTACTGGGCATGTCATGCTCGCACCTGTGATAACCCCATTATCTCTGCCGAAGAACTTGCAAGGGCTAAGACTATCATGCCTGATGCTCTTTTTCGACAGGAATATGAGGCCGACTTCGTCATCTTCACCGGAGCGGTGTATGGTGGTGCAGTAGAGCCACAGATCCTCAGAACCAATGATGAGATTGCGAAGATCATTCCTGAATGGAAGGACACTGGCACGTATGATCCATGGAGACAGGTACTCATTGGAATTGACACAGGGGCTGATCATCCCTTTGGAGCTGTGAAGTTGATCTCCACTGAAAAGGGATTAGTAGTGGTGGGGGAGTACCTAGAGCGACATAAGTCATTCATCGAACATGCCATGGCTATGAAGCGACTGGCGAACTCATCTGGAACCAAATGGGCCATCAATAAGAACGAACGTCAGCCCATGATTGAACTCGCCCAGCATGGCATTACCTGTCAAGGGGCTGAGAATGATGTGGTGGCTGGAACTGAAAGAGTCAAGTCCTGGCTTCACATGCACCAACTCTGGTTCATTGAATCCCTCTGTCCTCTCACTATTAAGCAACATCGAGCCTATCGGTGGGCAGAATCCACGGCTCGTGATGGTCAGATGAGGATGAAGGAGAGGGTCTATAAGAAGGAAGATGAACTCACCGACTGTGTGCGATATGCGCTCATGACATGGCCCCAACTTCCAGTCCCGATCATTGAATCTGAGAAGGTTCGAGATATCTCGAAGATGCCTGATGAGATGCAAGCCACCATCCAGCGCATGAGAAAGATTGATAAGCCTGTTGATCAAGCACCTGAATCGATCACGGGTGACTTCTACGCCTAAAGGAATATAGTATGAGTGTGTCAGCCATTCGAACATGCACTCTGGTCTTTAGTGGTGATGTCACTGGCACGGAGACCATAGTGGCAGCCACAAATGCCGCTAGTCCTGGTGTGATTGAGATCAAAACCCTCGCATCTGGATTAAATACAATCACCGTGCCCTCGGGTGGGACCACTCCCACGGCCTGCACGATTGTCCCTCCTCTTGGAAATACTCAATCGATCACGTTGAAGGGGGTGACTGGTGATACAGGTGTTGGGCTGCATCTTACTGATCCTTCCACCATTGCTCTTGCTGCTGGTACTGCTACCTTCGTCCTCACTACCGGCGGGATTATCACGGGTTGCCGATTGTATTGGTCGTAAGCCAATTCGTAAAGGGAGGTCCTTGTAATCGTATGTGGATAAACAAAGAGATCATCGGTTGGTTTACTTCACTCAAGACCACAGCTGAACAGCATGCAGCGGTTTCAGTGGTGGCCCTCCAAGGATTGCAAGAAGAGTTGATCAAAGTTCGCACTGAGCGAGATATGCTTCAGAAGGAACTCCAAGTTCAGCAGATCAATAGTGACTGGCTTAGGATCAAGGTTAATGCGATGGAAGTGGAACGAGCTGGATTGATTCAGAAAGCCTATGGTATCACTCTTCCAGTCCCTGAGATTGCTAAGAAGGTCATGCCTGAGATCACGGATGATAAGCAGTTTAGCTTCTCTGATATTGGAGAAGATCTCGCTCGACAGCTCGGCTATCCCTCCTATGATGAAAAGAAGTAACTGTGGCTGATTTCCAACCTCCCATTGCATCTCAGCAGACCAACAGCCTTGCCGCGACAGGGATGCCTCCCCCTGCCCCATCTCCTACTATCATCGCTCCCAAATACGATAACGCTAAACTCCTAGACATGTTTGATAGGTTCAAGCGTGAGTCCATGGAGTATCGGTGGATTTGGGAGAGGGAGTGGCTGAGGGATCTCTACTACGTAGCCAATCGGCAGTGGATCTTCTTCCATCCCACTCGGAGGGAATGGGTGGATAAGCGCCTACAGAAGTGGATCCCCCGCCCTGTCACCAACAAGATGGCAGAGACCCTCCAAGCCATTCGCACCAACATGGCAGCCATCAACCTGGCCGTCACCGCTCGCCCGGTTGGGCATGATGCCCAATCTATTGCTGCTGCTGAGATTGCTGATCAAATGGGACCACTGATCCATGAGGAACACAACATGGATCTGGTGATTCGAGAAGCAGACTTCTGGCTCATTACCACTGGGAATGCCTGTCTCCAGGTGAGTTGGGACAAGGATGTGCGATTCAATCGCGTGTTTGTCCCATTTGAGCAATGTCTCCAGTGTGGACAAGTCCTCCCCCCTGATGCCATTGTTCAGGCCGGAAACAAGTGTCCTGTTTGTGGCAGTACCACGATCCAACCGGCCAAGAATCCTGATGGATCTCCTGCCGGAGACACGAAATCCTTTGGAAAAGGGAAAACCACCGCTCTCTCCACACTTGAATATGCCTTCCCTGCCAATATCACCCGCTGGGATGATCTCCCCTACATCATTCGTTTGCGATGGAGAGATAAGCACTGGTTCGAGGCCAATAAACCAGAACTCGTTGAGAGGATTGCCTGGGAGAAATCTCCCTCCGACCGCTCCCTCCAAATCTTCAAGTCCCTTGCCCTGACCAATGATGTGGGAACAGGATCCCAATTTGCCTACCTTGGCACTGCTGGTGCCCATACTGTTGAGGGGATCACTGAATATGAACTCTGGATGAAGCCTACGAAGGACTTTCCAGATGGCTTTGTCATGCGAGTGCTGGGTGATAAATCTCCCATTCTCCTAGAATCACCTGACGAGGGTCTCCCTGGACCTAATCCCTACAAAGATATCGAGGGTAATCCCCTTTTCCCATTCGTCCATGCCCAGTATGAGCATATGGGAGGGAGATTATATGGCCGATCAGCCCTTTCTCCCTTGATTCAGAAGCAGGATCAGCTCAATCAACTCGACTCCCTCATCCAACTCATCATCCAGAGGATGGCGAATCCTGTTTGGGTGGTCCCGGAGAGCGCGGGGATTGAGCATTTCACAGGTGAACCTGGTCTGATCCTCAAATGGAACCCCTTAGCCTCTGGTGGACAAGGGAAACCCGAGCGCGTGGCGGGGATGGAAGTCCCTTCTACCCTCTACCAGCTCCGAGATCAGATTATCAAGGACATTGAAGACCTATCTGGGGCCTTTGACATCATCAAAGGGCAGAAACCAGCGGGAATTGAGGCATTCAGTGCCCTCCAACTCCTGGTTGAACGCTCACAATCCCGATTTACATCAGTCTTCCAGGCTCGTGGGGAGATGTATCGTCAATGGTTTAGTCTTGCCATTGAAATGGAGCGCTCCTTTGGTCCCCAACAGCGCACGATGGCCATTGTGGGGCCAAATCGAGGCTATACCTTCAAGCAATTCGAGAATGCGCAGCTCCAAGGGCAGATTACCATCCAAGTTGAGGATGGATCGACCATGCCGAAGACGGCATTGGGCAAACGAGCCGCGATTGAGCAGGCAAATCAGCTCAGATTGCTCGATCCTGCTGATCCTGACCAGAAATACGCCCTTTTGACCCAGTTTGGCCTCGCGGACTTGGTCCCCTCCCTCAACTTCCATGTCCAATCAGCCAATGAGATCCAGGATGCCTTCGAGAAATGGGCCAAGATGCCACAAGGACCCAGTCCACTAGTTGTCAAGCCTTGGTTTGACCCTCGTGTGCATTGGGTTGAGCATATCAAGTGGTTGAACACTGATAGGATGCGTGAAATGATGGCTCAAAACCCTGGTTTGGAGCCGATCATCACCGCTCATCTCCAACAGCTCCAAATGATCCTAAATCCCCCTCAACCTTCAGTTGGTCCTGATGGACAACCAGTGGCTCAGCCTGGTGGAGCGCCAAATCAACCTCCTGGCCCAGGAAATCAACCTCCTCCCCAAGGTGGGGCGTTGGCAATGACGAACTCGAATCAAAACAGCGGATCTCCTGTCTCGGGACAGCCGAAAGGCACTGGACAAGCGACGGCACAGAAAATGGGACCAGTATAGTTAATATGTCCTTCGCTGCTTGAGCATGTAGTATTGTTCAAGCATCTTTCATAGCTGACTCGCGTAGGAGGTCAGCAACCCCACGGGGAACTTGACCCCGATATCTTAAAGGTAGGGTTATATGGCAGACGTAAACGTGACCGAT